AACAAATGCATCAACGTCAGCACTTACCTATCTTCACTAAAAAAATTAAAAAAAGGAGGTAACGATGAAAATATTTCTGTTACTTGACCCACCAACAATCACAGCTCAACAAAACAAAGTTACCCTTGTAAATAAGAAGCCTGTGTTCTATAAACCTGAGAAACTTAAGCAAGCTAGAAGTACTATCATCAAACACCTTAAACCTTTTAAACCATTGAAGCCAATTGAAGGTCCGATTAAACTTCAAGTCATATGGAGATTCCCAAGAGGCAAAAAACATAAACATTTAGAATGGAGAGTAACTAGACCAGATACAGATAATTTGGAAAAGATGCTCAAAGATTGTATGACTGATGTGGGATTTTGGATCGATGATGCTCAAGTCGTAGTGGAACATGTAGAAAAACTATGGTCAGATGATCCAACAGGTATCGCAATTGAAATTGAAGTTCTAAGTAAAATCAAGGAGGAAGCAGGATGAATGTAAAAGAATACCTAAGTCGATATCATAATACATTGGTTAAAATTAAAGAACTTGAACAGATAGTAGCTGAATACATTCGTCTTGCTAACACTATACCTGGGATTAATTTCGACCAAGTCCGCATTGATGGAACTAAAAGTTTACAAGCACCTTTTGAAAAGTGGATAATTAGAGCACTTGATGATGAGATACTCATTGAATCATTAAAAAAGGATCTACCAAATATCAAATGTGAAATAATAGCAGTAATTGATGAAGTAGATGACAAGGAACTAAGAAAAGTTCTAATCTATCGCTATATTGATTGGAATAGCTGGAATGAGATAGCTGCGAAGATGACTTATTCATATTCAACTGCTAGAAGGTTACATGATAAAGGTATTAAAGCTATCATAGACAATTATTGTAATAAAGTGGAAAAAAGCTAAGGAGTATGAATTTACTCCTTGCTTTCTAGTTTTTTGACTTTATATTCATTCTTGAGTTCTTTGAATTTTGAAATCAACCATTGACTAGCAGCCTTAATTTCTTTAAAGCTTGCTTTCAACAGTACTTCATCGCCATTAAAGATAATCATAGATTCATTATCCGCTTTTAGGCGATAGCTCTTGATTTTAATCTCTAGAATTGATTCGCTCATGCTTATTATCCTTTCTGCCAATCAGGCGTTATTATTTTGAGACATTACTCTCTATAACAGTACATGTAAATTCTGCGAGCAAAATTATGAGCAGGGGTGAGCAGGGGTGAACCATTGTGAATATGTCAAGTGTGTGATAAGATTAAAATGTAAAAAGATGTAGCCAGAGGGCGACTATTTAAAAATTATGGAATACTGGCTTTATAAACCAGCCTAGAAACTAATGAAAGAATTCAGAAATGAGTTCTTTTTTGTTTTTGCAGAGATACTTGTAGTATTCCAACTGGTAAGCTATTACAGTTATTTACTAACAGTTGGAGTGATTATATGAAAGGAAAAATGCTAGATCTATATGAACGTTGGGAAAAATCTGGGCATCTAGATAGCAAACTAAAGTCAATAGCTGAAATGGTATCCAAACGAGCAACACAACGACAAGTTGCAGAATATTTAGGTGTCACTGAGAAAACGCTGATTAAACTACGAAAAATACATCCAAAACTGAATGATGCATTTCAGTATGGTGATGAAGAAATGAAACATAAGCTACTTGACGCTGTTTATCAAAGGGCTATCGGTTTTGAATATGAAGAGACACAAACAGTGATTGAAGAAACAAAGACTGGTACTAAGAAACGAATTACAAAGTTCAAGAAACAGTCTCTACCAGATATTGCTGCAATTAAATACCTACTCATTACAAAGTTTGGTATTGAGTATAACGAAAAGAAGGCGGAAATTGAACTTATGGCAAAACGCCTAGAAAAAGACGAGGAGGAATGGGTAAATGAATATAGTGATGAAACAAGTAACAGAACTCAAAGCGTACGAAAACAATCCAAGAAATAATGAAGCAGCAATTGAGGCTGTTGCTAATAGTATCAAAGAGTTTGGTTTTAAGGTTCCTATTGTGATTACAAGTGATAACGTGATAATTGCGGGACACACAAGGCTAAAAGCAAGCCTAAAACTAGGATTGGCAACTGTTCCTTGTATTGTTGCTGATGACCTCACAGAAGGGCAAATAAAGGCCTTTCGTTTGGCAGATAACAAGACAGCAGAACTCGCTTCATGGGACTTCTCTAAACTAGAGGATGAACTTGCAAATATTGAAATGGATATGAGTGTATTTGGATTTGAAGAATTAGAAGTTCAAGTTCCTGATAATGCAACAGATGATGATTTTGATCCATCAGATGAACTCAGTGAAACACCGTATGCAAAGTTAGGAGATATATTTCAACTTGGAGCTCATAGAGTCATGTGTGGTGACTCAACTGACAAAGAAAGTGTTGATAAATTACTTGATGGACAAAAAGTAGACATGACGTTTACTGATCCGCCTTACAATGTAGATTATGAAGGCACAGCTGGTAAGATAAAGAATGACAAGATGGGAGACGAAAGCTTCTATCTTTTTCTTTTTAATGCATTCAAGAATATCTTTGATAACACAAAACCTGGTGGAGCAATCTATGTCTGTCACGCGGACACAGAAGGGTTGAACTTTAGAAACGCCTATAAGAATGCAGGCTTTAAGCTTGCTGAATGTCTTATTTGGGTAAAAAATGCATTAGTGCTTGGTAGACAAGACTATCACTGGCGACATGAGCCAATTCTTTATGGATGGAAAGAAGGTGCTGCTCATTACTTTATTGATGACCGAACTCAAGATACGATATGGGAATACAACAAGCCTAAACGTAATGAAGAACATCCAACAATGAAACCCTTAGAGCTTTGTGGTAGAGCAATTTCTAATTCATCTAGAGTAGGTGAGGTTGTTTTAGACTTGTTTGGTGGTTCTGGATCAACGATGATCGCATCGGATCAGCTTCAAAGAAAATCATATCTCATGGAACTCGATGAACGATTTGTTGATGTTATAGTAAAAAGATACCTAAAACACAAAGGAACGATTGCGGATTGCTATTTATTACGAGATGGCAAAAAAATAGAACTAAGCTCAATTGATGAGTTCAAGAATGTATTAACCGATATTTCAGAAGCCTAAAATTAATAGTCACTATAGTGAAAAATTGACTTGCTATAAGTCGTTTTTTATTGATATATAGTAGTAACCCAATAAAAAGTGGTTAGAAAAGAGGCATAGCAAATGAAGGTTCATTTTGAAAGAAAAGCATTCAAGGAACAAATCATACCAAAAGATGAGTTTGTTATAGAAAAAGTTGTTGAAGTACCATTGAAGCAGTTTAATAAATTCTTGGATGACATGCTTGGTGATTATAAATTTATAGAAGAACATAAGGATTTGATGTACATTGATAAAAATGACATCTGGCATGCGATACTCGTTACAGCAAAAGAAGTAGACTTTGGAATCCTAGTTCAATCAGAAGGTTATGGTTATGCAAGATACTCAGCCTATATTAGAAAAGTTGATTTAGGAGGTAGTATCAATGGATAAGCAAATACCTCTTAAACGATGGATTCAAGATTTTAATGAAGGTGAATTTGATAGCAAAGATGTCAAAGTTCAAATTAAAGCTGGCTGGTTTGATTGGTTTTGTAGAGATACAAGCCTAGCGAATAAAACAAAGAGGATGGGTAACATCATCAAACAAATCAAAGCAGGTGGCAAAGTTGATCTCGAATCAAGCTATGTGTGGTTCAAAAACAACTGCCCACTTAATGGTCCACTCTATGATGATTTTAGAATTGCTGACATAGAGACAAACAACAATCTAATCGTAGTTCAAATTGACTGTACTTGGAATGAATCAAAGTACACAGTTTATGAAAGACTTGATGGACTTGAAAAACCTGTATTTAAAAGCAACTCTTCAAGAGAACTTGTGAAGTGGTTTAATGAAGGGTGGAACAAGTAATGTTTAAAGAACACAACGCTCACCCTAAAGGAATTAAAACAACTGATTGTGTTGTAAGAGCAATTAGCACTGCTTTGAATATAGACTACATGGAATGTAGAAGAGAGCTCAATCAAAAGAAGCGTGAATGGAACTTTACGAGCTACAAAGATACAGAGTTTTTATACAAGTATTTTGAAGGAAAGCCTAGATTGATATTTAAAGCAATCAAAGGTCAACCAAGAATCAAAGGTAGCGACTTCTGTGAGATTCATCCAAAAGGAACATACATCTTAAAGATGGCAGGACATGTTACAGCATGTATCGACGGAGTGATCCAGGATACTTGGGACTGTTCATATCGGTCAGTATACACAGCTTGGGAAATTGAATAATAGTAATTGGGAGCGATAAGCTCCTTTTTTACTCGTTAATGGAGGAAATTAAAGCATGCAAGTAATAACAAGTGAATCAGTGTTTAGTGGACATCCAGATAAGGTTTGTGACCAAATCAGCGATGCAATACTAGATGCTATATTAGAACAAGATAAAAATGCAAGAGTGGCAGTTGAAACAGCAATCAAGGATGATTTTGTATTTGTCTTTGGTGAGGTTACAACAACTGCAAAAGTCGATTATAAAGAAGTAGCAAAGAGCAAACTTAAAGAAATAGGATACGATGAACCATTTAATGTCTTAGAAAAGATTAGCAAACAATCACCAGACATTGCACTTGGTGTTGATTCAACTGAATCTCATGAACAAGGTGCTGGTGATCAAGGGATCATGTTCGGTTATGCGTGTAATGAAACAAAAGAGTTGATGCCATTACCGATTATGCTAGCGAATCAATTATCTAAAGAAATGGATAAGGCTAGAAAAGAAAAGTATTCACACATCTTCGGTCCTGATGGTAAATGTCAGGTATCCGTTCAGTATGAGAAGGGTAAACCTAAAAAGGTAAAAACCATTGTTGTTTCAGCTCAAACAAAATCATGGATTAATCGAGAGCTGTATGAAGATATCATCATCAATGAAGTGTTAACTAAAGTTTTAGACGATAAAGCAATTCGTGAAGCTGAGATTCTAATTAATCCAACAGGTGAGTTTGTGATTGGTGGTCCTTATGCAGACTCAGGTTTAACAGGTCGAAAGATTATTGTTGACACCTATGGTGGATACGCAAAACATGGTGGTGGAGCCTTTTCTGGCAAAGACGTAAGCAAGGTTGATCGCAGTGGGGCTTATTATGCCAGGTACGTAGCAAAAGCCGTTGTAAGGGCAAATTTAGCGGACAGGTGCGAAGTTCAGCTTGGGTATGTGATTGGTATTTCAAACCCAGTGAGTATTCATGTAAACACATTTAACACTGGAATTATTAAGGATGAAAAAATCCAAGATTTAGTTACTCAAGTATTTGATTTCAGACCTCATCATATTAGACAGGAACTAGACCTCGATAATGTTAGATATCAAGATTTGGCTAAGTACGGGCACTGTGGTAGAGAAGATTTAAATGTACGTTGGGAAACAGTAGAAGCTAAAGCAAATGAACTAAAGGAACTATATGGGAAAACCAAAAGAGCTTCACAGGTTCTATAAGTCGAAGGCGTGGCTTGTTGCTCGCAATATCAAAACAAACGCCACACAAGGCAAGTGTGAGCGATGTGGTGCGATTGGTGAAGAAGTCCATCATAAGATTAGGTTAACAGTTGAAAATGTTAATGACACAAGCATAAGTCTGAATCAGGATAACTTAGAGTTACTTTGTAAGGATTGTCACAACGAGGAACATCTAAGATTTAAAAAGAATGAAGTAATGTTTGATGAAGATGGTAATTTCATTGGTTGATTGATATAATTAACTAAAGAGGTGTCTGCATATGAATGATGAGAAAAAAGTATATGAAGATATAGAAAACAAAGCAATAGGTGCTGAGCAGCAAATGGTAGAATCGTTTAAAAGTAGATTTGATGGAAACCCCTTTAATATACTTGCGGCAAACGTTAGAGCAATTAACGAACCTGATATTAGATTTATTCATGACAATGTTATGTACATGCTAGAGGCAAAGAAAGAAAATCAATATAATAAAGCCAATTATCCAAAACAAATCTTTGCTAAGATTTTGATGAATCGAAATTTAAAAATAGATATTCCAGGCGACACAGCTGTGAAATATGGGATTTTTTTAGCATACGATAACAAACAAACAGATGATATCCATGTAAAATTAAAAGCAAATATTTCTAAATCAGATTGGTTCATGTTTGGCAAGAAGTTTAATGCTACACATGTTTTTTTATATGATGAAATAAATAAAGAGGTGTATTATTCGGATTGGAAGTACTTTCTTAATGACAAACCCAATGTAAAATCATTCCCCCCACTTCAAGAAAAGTAGTAGTGCAAAGGGTACCGCATGGGTGGGCCTTTAAAAAATGAAAGCCCGATTTTTTGAAAATCCAGATTTTGGAGGACAAAACTAATATGCTAGACCTAGAAATAAGTTTTCTAAATGTCTTTTTACTAACTCATGGAATCACTGAAAAAATAGAAAAGAAGTTTAATGATATCAAGTTGAGTAATAACGAATTCATTAACTTACATCCATCATATGCTGATTTGAATCAACTGATGTATCACGCGTCAGTTCTTCAAGCACGTAAATTATGGGAAGCAAAACTGTACTATGATTTGACTGAAAATGAATGGTTCAAGATTACAGAATTTAGACATGGGGTTGCTCATTCAAAAGAAAAAGAGGATCATAGTCTGAAAGTAATAGGAGATTTAAACCGCGAGTTGATTCCCATTTTAAACAAGATAAGCACAGCAATATATGAGAAATATAATCTTGATGGCAACTTACAGTATGAAGAATATGTCAATAATTATCTAAAAGATATAGAGAATCTCTAAAAACTATCAAGTCACTACGGTGGCTTTTTATTTTATCGAAAGTGAGTGAGCAATATGGCAGTGATTGATAAAGTTCAAATTGAATATGAAAGATTAAAGGCTCTTTTTGAATCAGTTGAACAATCAAAAAGTGAACTTGTAGATAATCTAATCAATGAAGCAGCATTTATGCGAGTGCAACTAGAATCGCTTCAAAATCAAATAAAGAAATATGGAGCGGTTCAGATTTCCAAAAAAGGTGCACAACGTCAAACTGAAGCAGCCAAGTATTACACGAAACTAGTAAACTCATATGGAACAGTCATCAAAACACTTAATTCCATAATGGGTAAAAACATTATTGATGAAGATGACGAATTTGATAAGTTTATAGGCAGAATGTCAGAATGAACTATTTATTGAAATATTATGAGGAAATTCAAAATGGTAGTATTAAAGTTGGAAAAGAACTACTAAAGGTCCTGGAATCACTAATCAATGATTTGGATAACCCAAGATATACATTTGATGAACGTCCTGGAAATATTCGAATAGAGTTTATAGAAACCTTCTGCAAACATACCAAGAGTCCATTTAATGGTGAGCCATTCATTTTAGAATTATGGGAGAAGGCAGTTCTTCAAACTGCTTATGGATTTAAAATGGCTGATACCAACCTAAGAAGGTTTAATGAAGTATTATTGTTAATTGCTAGAAAGAATGGAAAGACTACATTTATTGCAGGTATTGATTTAGCTGAGTTTTTCTTATCTAAGGGTGGCGTTGATATCGTATGTGCATCTAATACATCCGAACAAGCGAACATTCTATTTGAAGAAATCAACAACATGAGAGAAGGCTCAAAAGCTCTATCGAATGAAAAAAGAAGTAAGAAGAATATCTTTCACATCTACTCACCAAAAACTAAGAATAAGATAAAGAAGCTATCTGCACAATCTAGAAACAAGGATGGCTACAACATAGAGGTTGGTTGTATCGATGAGGTCCATGAAATGACTGATTCGAAAGTTTACGATGCCATCAAGCAAAGTCAATCAACTAAAGAAGAACCTTTAATTTTTATAATTACAACCGAAGGTAACACAGTCGGTGGTTTCTTAGATAGCAAACTTGAATATGTTAGAAAGATGATCAAAGGGGAGATCAGTGATGATCGTGTGCTTCCCTGGTTATACACGCAAGATTCAATAAATGAAATATATGAAGACAAGAGTACATGGCAAAAAAGTAATCCGAGCATCGGGACTGTTAAGACATATTCATACTTAGACGACTTGATGAATAAATCCAGACATGATTCTGCAACTCGAGTTACGATGCTTTGTAAGGACTTCAACGTTAAACAATTAGAACAAGGATCATGGTTGACATATAGTGATCTAAATAATGAAGCCACCCTTGATATCAATGAATTAAGAAACAGCTATGCTATTGGTGGTGTTGACTTATCATCAACTACAGACCTTACAGTTGCACTCTTGCTATTAATCAAAGATGGTAAGAAGTATGTTATCCCCCAGTTCTTTATGCCGAGTGAAGTTATAAGGCGTAGGAAAGAAGAAGATAACGTACCTTATGATATCTGGGTTCAACGAGGTTTAATTACAGTAACGGAAGGTAATCAGAATGATTTTACACTTGTTACACAGTGGTTTCTAATGATGATTAGAACCTATGAAATCAGACCACTATGGGTAGGTTATGATCCATGGAATAGTCAGTATTGGACTAAAGAAATGGAAGATTTAGGCTTTGAAATGGAAAAGGTCAGACAAGGCATATATTCACTTTCTGAACCAATGAAACAACTTGAAGCAGATTTGAAAAACGGAAATGTTATTTATAACAATAATCCCATTATGAAATGGAACTTATCAAACACCCAAGCTAAAATTGATATCAATGGAAACATTCAACCATCTAAACTTGGAAGTAAATATAAAAGAATTGATGGAGCTGTAGCACTTATTATTGCTTATGCAGTTCTAAATAGATATAAGATTGAATATGAGAACATGATTTAACGGAGGACCCTATGGCTATATTTAAACGTAAGAAAAAACAAGGCTCAGCTGAGTCCTTTAAGTTTGTCAATGAAATCAATCTACCACTAACAAGCTTTGGAAATAACATATCAAAATCAGATGTGGTAAAGATTGCGATTGATAGGATAGCAAGTCAGTGTGCAAAACTTAAACCAAGATACATAAAGAAAGCTAATGACAAGACAGTTACAGAGAAATCTGGCAAACTGTCTTTTATTTTAAAGCATCAACCAAATGAGGTCATGACTCCATATCAGTTTATCTATATGGTAATTACAACACTACTAATGAATGACAATGCATTTATCTATCCGATGTTTGATAGTTCAACTGGTGAAATCAAAGCGCTTTATCCACTAAAACCATCTATTGTTGAACCAATCATTGATTCAGGTGGTAGTTATTACTTGAAGTTTAGCTTTGATAGCCAGGAATCCTTCATAATCCCGTATGAAAATATCATTCATATTAAAAGGTTCTATCACACGAATCAGATCTTTGGTGGATCGAGTTCAAAAGGTGACCAAGAAGCACTCTTGAAAACAATCCAAATTAATGAGAATGTACTTCAAGGGATTGATAACGCTCTTAAGAGTTCCATGCAGATTAAAGGACTCCTTAAAATGAGCGCTATGTTAAGTGAAACAGATAAAAAGAAACAACTTGATTCATTTAATGAAATACTTAAAGAGTCCATTAGGAATAAGGGTAGTTCTATTATTCCTGTAGATTTGAAAGGTGATTATGTGCCTTTAACAACAGATCCAAAACTAATAGACAAGGACACGTT